AGAAGACGGAGAAAAACAAGAGGTGGGTGCCCTCGTTGAAGAAGGGCCGGGGAAATACAAATGCTCCTGTCCGTTCGAAGAAGGTTCTTCCTTTGGAAGCGCGTTCCTCCGCGTGTGTAAAGATGGCCGCGCATTTCTTCAATGCACGAGCGCGAATCACAAGCACGAGAAAAAACAATTCTGGTTGAGTACGAAAGAAGGAAAGCAGGTTGGCAAGAAAGCTCCTGTCCGTTCTCTCCATGGAAGAAAGGAACTACTGTCTGATATCCCTGACAGTCTCATCAAGTATGCCGAGACTTCCCTCTGCTTCAATTTCCCACAAGGAGTCTTCTACCGCAGGGAAAGAGGAGCCTGGCAAATCCAAACTCCTCTCCGCCGAGAAACTGTCGTTGCTCACCTCGTAGGAAAACTCAGTGGCCAGCTTGGAATCAAACATGTCCAAGCTTTGATTGACCACATTCTCTCCCGTCAGGTCTACGGGTTCGATTGTGATTCTTCTCGCGGAGCAATCGTGCCCAGTGGAGTAGGTCCTGTCCTAAATCTCTACGCTCACCCAGAACTCAAGCCTGCCGAAGGGGACTCCCCCCGTATCGATAGAATCTTAGATGTCCTGGCGTCAGGAGATGAGGGAGCAAAACGATGGCTGCTGCATTGGGCAGCTTCAATCGCACAGAAACCTGAGCGTCGTTCGATGGTTGCTGTACTCTGTCTCTCCCCCCAGCAGGGAATCGGAAAGAGTATGTTTGGGCGGATCTTGGCGTCGATCATCGGCGAAAGAAACTCGGCCATCGTTTCTAACCGTTCTCTTCGGGACCCATTCAACGCCAGCTACGTCACGAAACTTCTCGTGCTCGCAGACGAAGTTGGAATCGGGGGGAAAGATAACGACATCACCTCTGCCCTGAAAGCCTACATCACAGACGACCGGGTTCCTTGTCGTGCTCCTTATGCTGCACGGACGGAAGTAGAAAACCGGATGACTTGGTGGCTCACCTCGAATGAACGCCGACCACTAATGATAGAGGAAGACGACCGGAGATTCACAGTCCTTGTGCCCAAGATTGTGGACGGAGATTATCGGAGGATGCTGGCAGGATGTTTCAATCCTACGACTGGTAGGTACTCCAAGTCTTTTGCCCAGGAGATTGAGGGGTTTGCTCACACGCTCCACTCAATGAATGTGGACTACCGTCTCATCTCTCGTCCATACGAAACTCGTGCTCGGATTCTTTTGCAGGCAGCCTCTCGAACTTCTGTCGAACATTTTGTCCGGCTCGTTGTTCGGTTCGGCCCTGCTTCTGTTCTCACAGATTATCCACCTGGCCCGGACTTCACTCGAAGCGGTGGACAGATTGCTATCGCTCGCGCCGTTCCCTGCGAACTCATCTACGGTTCTTATCGGACATGGTGTGAGCGACACGGACGCAGAGATATTTATCAGGAAGTGAACCTCCGACTTTGCTTCCAACAAATGGGGACCATCATGGTGAAGCGAATGATGCTCGGAGGCCAAGGACTCTACTGTTACCTCGGCTTACCTACCCCAGCCCCGGAGAAGAAAGAAGATAACGTCATTGATATTTCATTGAGCTAAAGGACAAACTCATGCCCAACAAATCGTTCGCATTCGTGCGTTCGGTGTCCCCGCTCGGACGCGAACTCCCAGGAGTCTGGGAGAATAAAAATGGTAGTGGATTCCGAGTACCACTGAACGCCCATACAGTATTAGAAATTCCTGTGGCGATGCCCAGGGTTTCTGCCGACGAAGTAGACCGTGCTCTCAAATCCGAGTTGATGAAAGAGGACCTGTCAGATTTCGCCAAGGTACATCAGAAGCGCATGCTCCGAAAAGCGCTGGCCCTCAAAGGCTCCCACTCTTGGGCTCCTCCAGGCGCAGGGAAAACCCTGGTCGGACTTACGTTTCTGGCCAACAAACCAGGACCGCGCTTGGTCATTACCAAAGCAGGAGCCCGAGGTACTTGGCTTGAACAGTGCCGACGCTACACGAACATGGAACCCATTCTTCTCTTAGGGCAGAAGGGGGAAGCGCCACAACCACCAGAGGGAAGGACTCCTCTCTACATCACAGCTTGGGAGACTCTGAAATACTGGGCCGATGCTCTCGTCAGTATGAAACCCGGCGCTATTGTTTGGGATGAGATCCACTGGTTAAGACAGCCGAAACATACGAAAGCTATTGTCCAGCCTGATGGTTCCGTGAGATTTCAGGGACTTGGGAACAGTCTCGACGCCGCGCGTCGGATTGCCCAGGCCAGCGGGAACAAGCTTGGGATGACCGCTACCCCAATTCCTGGGAGAGTAAGAGACTTGTGGACTCAGTTGGATATGGTCGAGCCCTGGCAGTGGGGAACTTTCCACGAATTCGGGATGCGCTACTGCCAAGGGATGCACAATGGTTACGGCTACCAATACAACGGAGTCGGCAACGAGCATGAACTCAAAGAACGCCTGGGCTACATCAAGGTTCGAATCAAGCGGGAAGAAGTAGACAAACACTTGCCCAAGAAAAGAAGGGAAGTCGTGCGTCTCTCCCATGCGGAGCAGAACAAGCCAGCCGCAATGAAGCGGGAAATCAAACGAGCAAAGAAAGAAGGTGAGGACTCTTATTTCGAGACTCTTCTGATGGAAGCGGCCTCTCGAAAACACGGGTACATCGAGGACCGAGTGCTCGAAGCCCTACAGAGCCAGCAGAAAGTCGTGGTCTTTACCGGACGCCGGATGGATTGCGAACGCCTCGCAAATAGATTCGAGAAGTCTGCCGGGAAAATCAAAGGCTGCACAATCTGGTGGGCACACGGTGGAACACATCCTGGCGACCGGGACAAGATTCGCCACGAGTACATGGCTCACCCTGGTCCTGCTCTGCTCATTGGAACTGGAGACGCATGGGGAGAAAGTATCGACCTCCAAGATACAGATCTCGCACTCATCACAATGCTGCCCTGGACTCCAGACAAAATCATCCAGTGGGAAGGGCGCTTTGCCCGGTTAGGGCAGAAGCGTCCGGTGCTTGTCTCTTACGTCGTGGCGAGGCACACAGCAGATGAACAAGTCGCAGACCTTCTCTTGGACAAGCTGCCTCATGTCGGGGAGATTGCCGAGGATGCAGCCGCCGATGAAATCGAAGGTGTCTTGTCTGGAGTGGATGAATCCGAGGGTGCCGCCGCTTCACTGCTCGCAAGAGTAGCTCAGTTGACACCCACTTGACATATTAACCTTGCATTAGATTATCACTTGAGTATAGTAATAGGGAGAAGAAGCAATGAAACTACTTGACGCCGGTCCCTCCGAAAGAGGATGGCATCACTTCGAGAACGTCCTGCGTTGCCCGAGGTTGTATGCCTGGTCCCATCTCGGAGGATTGAAACTCGAAATGTCTGAGCCCCTGGTTCGTGGCTCGCTGTTGCATATTGCACTGGCGCACCACTACCAGAGAATCAAAGAAGAGCAGACGGGAGGAAATCCAGATGACTGGCTTTTGCCCGAGGATGCTGTCGAAGCCCTGGCCAACAAGGAAAGTGAAAGCTCTCCTCTCTGGCACAAGATTACCCCTCAAGTCGTGGATGCTTATTTTGCTTACAGAAACAACTGGCTCGGAGAAGCGTGGAAAATCCTTGAAGTCGAAGAGGAACTACGAAGTCGTATTGGAGAGGGGAAACATCTCTATACACAGCGTGCAGACCTCATCGTCGAAGACCACAACCAGAAAGTCTGGATTGTGGACCACAAGACTGCGTACCGCATCAATTCAAAAACTCTCCGACAGTACATTATGGATGGCCAATTCCTTGGCTACCAAATGTTTGGCCGCGCCAAGTACGGCGAGAAATTTGCGGGAGTTATCCTCAACCGCATCAAAGTCAGTAGTCCCTATGATTTTGATAGGCGGGCCCTTGAGCCTGCACCTGCTGCGTTGCAGGATTTCGTCCCTACCCTCCTCGCTGCGGAAAAGAAGATGGCGGAGTTCGAAGGGAAACCGATTCGTGAATGGCCGATGACCCTGAGCAATCAGGTTTGCTACGGCAAGTACGGAAAATGCCAAGCGTATGACCTTTGTAGATTTGGGAGTGGATAATGAGAACGAAAAGGACAGAAAAAACAAACCCCATAGGCCGTCCCAGCAAGAAGCACCTGAAGTGTGAGGTGAGAGGCTGTGACGAACCACATCGTTCAATGGGGCTGTGTAGTAGTCACTACCAAAAACACCGGAGAGAAGTCCGGAAAGCCGAGGCATGCGAAGAATTCGAGTGGAAATTGAATCAATACATGACTTCAAGAAAAAAGGAGAAGAAGATGGAAAAGGACAGAAAGAGTAAGCCCAACACCAAGTGGACTTCCGAGGAAGAGCACGCTCTCATCCGGGCAATGGATAAGGTGGACAAGCTCCCCACCGCTGACGGAAAGAAGAGAGAGAAGAGGGATTCTCATTATTGGAATGATGTGTCAACGGTGATGCGGATTGACTCTGGTTACTGCCGAGGTGCTTACGCACTGGAGGTTCGGCACGCTCAAATGGAGAGGAGAAAAGCGAAAGAGAACTTTAAAGAGGGAGTCAAAGAAAAGCCCGGCCTCCCTTCCCACTGGGCTAAAGTCGGAGAAGAAGTTGTACAGATTAGGAGCGACATTTCTCAGACCTACGAGAAAGTCACGGCCCTCGAACACTCTGTCTCCCGATTGGAAAAAGAGATGATGGGGATGAGAGTGAGTGTCCAGAACATCGAAAAAATGATTGGGGCCGTTTGTCGCTCCTACGGTTTGCCCGAAGGGGGCGAAGGATGATTCTGCTCAAGATTACTGAGAAAGAGAAGCCTGTAATTCTGGAAGCCCTGCATTTCTTTGCCGGTGAAATCGACAATCGAATGAAGGCCATGGCCAATGAAAATGACCTTGAGTCATGGGCAGAGATGCTATTCATCATCGACCAAATTATCGACGTCATCCAATTGACGGAGAAGAAGTCCATTAAGTTGACCGCTGAAAAACCCGCGTGTTAGCTTTCATAAACCAAGTGTGTGTTTGGAGAAAATCATGTCTACCAAGAACGGAGCTAATGGCTCCAATGGCCGAGGGCATTCGCCTTCTGGGGGCGTATTCATCTGCCTCTATGGCCCAAGTAAAGCAGGAAAAACCGTCGCTTCCGCAGCAGCAGGAGCCACAGGAATCTTCGTCGGGGACCCTTCCGGTCTTTTATCCGCACAACGGTTCCTCGGAATTGAGAAGCTAAATATTGTTGCGGCCCGGACAGTGCCCGAGGCGACGGATGCAATCGAGAAAGCAGTGAAGAAGGGTAATGTTCCTTCCATTGTTATCGATGACTTCTCTCTGATTGTAGAGACGACCATCAATGAGTACGAGGGAACGAAAGGCCGCGCTGGAATGTGGAGTGCCTTGACCCGAGACGTACTCGCGTGTCGGGATGCTGCGAGAGCCGCAACTGCCCAGGGCACCATCGTCATCTTCAATTGTCATGAGCAACCTCCAAGGACCAGTAGCGGTAAGTTTATTCGCGGGGGACCTTCACTACCTGGCCAGCTTCCAGAAAAGTTTAGTGGCATGGTCGATGTGATTGGACGTGCGATGTTCGAGCCGACTGCTGCTCCTTGGAAATATCAACTCTGCTTAGAGCCCCAGGCCGATTACGTTTCTGGGGACAGGCTCTCCGTTTTTCCTGGGCGTGCTCCCATGAATATAGCGGAAGGGCTTCGGGCTGCTGGTTATGTCGTTCCCTACCCCAAGGGGTTGGAATGGATTGATAAGGTTGCCCAGGGTGTGAGCGAAAGAATCCTGGAGTCCGGCATCGAAACGTGGCCGGAAGTTTTAAAGGCTGCGGCTGAGAAGCTCAAAGGGACGAAAGAACTTGCTCATATCCGGTGGGCCCTCCAAGATGGCCTGCACCGAGCAACCATTGTCCACTACCAAGAAGTGGATGCCCTGCGTTCTTTTTCTGCTCCCGCAGAAGAAGACGCGATATTCGCCTAATGGGTCGGGGGACACTCCTCAGTGGTTTCTGTCCTTTCCGCTGGAGAGTGCCCCGGCTCACCCCCTCACAATGTGTGTGAACTACCGCCCATATAGGGCAAGGAGAGAAAAATGAGTGACAGCAATAATGTTGTTATCGAGCTTGATTTCACTGGGAAAACTCCCGCTGGTGGCAGCGGCCTCGGCTATTTGACGAGCGGCCTGCACGACGCGACCATCCTCGAATTCAAGCACTATGTTGAATCCAACCGTTTGTATGTCTACATGGCGACAGATGGCATTCGTCACCGGGAAAGCTTTTCCCTCAGTGAGAAGGCCGTTCCTTTCATCATGGCGTTCCTCGTCTCGGCAGGCGTGGACGAGGCTAAACTCGACGGAAAGGTGAAGTTCCCCTTCCACAAGCTTGTGAATAAGAAGGTGTACTTCAACTACAACGCTCCTACTATGGGAGCGAATGGCCAGCCGATTGAGGGTAGCTACCCAGACTATCGGTTCGTTCGTGAGTCTCACTTCAATCACATGAAAACTGCGAGTGCGCCTTCGCCTACTAAGGCTGCTCCAGCAAACGGTTCAAGCGGAGTGGCGGTTTCTCCACCCCCTGCTGCTCCTACGCAGGAATCGTTTGAGTTCTTGTTGGATGATAAATAGGGCCTGACCCTCTCGGGTGAAACGACGGCGCAGGGAGGCATGGCCGTGGTCAAACAGATGTCTCAACTCTTATGGGTCACCACCAACCACGAATCTAAAAGGGCGTGTTCAAAAAACCGGTGGTGACTCACCCTTTCCCGGAGGCGGTGGGATTCAAATATCTAATAGGGCATCACGCCCTCACCAGTGTTTTGTACCAGGCCCCGCCGTCTCCATCCCTTAGCCCAACACTATGACTACTTTCTGCACGAAATGCCCGCTTCGTAATAGCGGGACTGGCGACCCAGTCGGCCCCGAGATTCATGATGATGACCGGGTGATTATCCTGGGAGAAGCGCCTGGTCTTCACGAGACTACAGAAGGACGTCCCTTCGTTGGGCCCAGTGGAGTAGAACTTCAACGGGCGTTGGAGAATATCGGGATCCATCGCGCCCGTTGTCATATTACAAATGCAATTTGCTGTAGGCCCCAACGAAATGATCTGGATGCTCTAAATATTCAGATTGCCCGAAGAAATAGAAAGGCAGAGAGGAAAGCCCGGAAAGAAGGGAAAGACTTCACTCCTGTGCTCAGGCCTCTTGATGCCTGTCGAGGGCG